CACCAAGAACCGTATCCGTGAAACAAAGCGTAAACTAAAGACTATCCGAGAAACAATTAAATACATGAAAGCACTAGTAATTATTTGTGTAGAGGACTTCGAAAATGTCTGACCGTAAACTAGCTAGTATCCGTGTTATTAAGCAACTAAAACCCATTAAAGACGCTGACCTAATTGAGGTTGCTGTTATTGATGGTTGGGAAGTTGTTATTAAGAAAGATGAATTTAATGTAGGTGACCTATGTGTGTACCTAGAAATAGACTCTTGGGTGCCGCATACATTAGCACCGTTCCTATCTAAAGGTAAAGAGCCTCGTGAGTACAAAGGTGTTAAAGGTGAACGACTTCGTACTATCAAACTCAAAGGGCAAATTAGTCAGGGCTTAGTATTACCCATTGATGACTATACAGCAGCATGCGCCTCAATAAATGATGACTTAACTGAAAACCTTAACATCCTCAAATGGGAACCAACTATTCCAGCACAGCTTCGTGGTAAAATGGCTGGTAATTTTCCTTCGTATATCCCAAAGACTGACCAAGAACGTATTCAAAATTGTATTAATAAAGTAAATCAATACAAAACCCTGTGGGAAGTATCCGAAAAACTTGATGGTTCTTCAATGACTGTCTTCAGAGTACGTAATGGAGATGGTACACATCATCTAGGAGTATGTAGCCGTAACTATGAACTCAAAACTGATGATCTCGATAACGCATTTGTAAAAACAGCACATACTAAATGTATTCTATCTAAGCTGGCTGCGCATAATCTTGAAATAGCTATTCAAGGTGAACTATGTGGCCCGGGTATTCAAAGTAATTTATATAACTTATCTGAACTCAACTTCTATGTGTTTGATATCTTTGATATTAACTCACAACAATACTACTCAACTGAGCAAAGGATTTCTTTATGTAAATCTCTAGGTATCCAACATGCGCCTGTGTTTGCAGCATATGAAACAACACCTAATACAACTGTACAAGAGTTACTTGCCTTTGCAGAAGGACAATCTAGTCTTAACAATAAAGCACAACGTGAAGGATTAGTATTCAAAGATATCTATGATCCATCAAATTCCTTTAAAGCTATCTCAAACAAATGGTTGCTAAATAATGAATGACGTAGAACGCTTCTATGAATCTGCCCGTAAACACTTTCCTAACAGTGTCCCGTGGTCACATCTAAATCCAATGCAACAAATGCAATTAATTCAAGGTATCAATCTTATTATTGGAGTTATGCAATGACAGAATATGAAGAACGTGTAGCTGACCTTATGTATAGCTCAGAATGTTGTATTTATGCAGCATCTCAAGCAAAAACACCTGAAGTTAAATCAAAGTTTATGCTAAGAGCACAAGAATTTGTAGAAGAAGCTAACAATGTACCCAAAGATTACAAAGCACCTAAGCTTGTAATGCCTGAATGGGGTACTTATGGAACTTAAAAGATACTTTGTAAGACAACGTGCTTACTTTGATGGTTATGTTCATGAGTTAGTAGACGGTCATACCAACACTGTACTCAATACGTACAATCACTATGACATTGCCCATAAACACTGTGAAGAGTTAAACAAATGATCAAAAAGAAACGCTCAATGAATCCTGAAGTTCTGGCCAAAGGTAAAATAGCCTTAGAACAATGGCGTAAAGAAAAAGCTTATGCTGAAAAGAAAGGTGGCAAATTCTTAGAAGCGTGGGTTGAAGAGCAAGCTCTGAAGAAAGCTCAAAAGAAAACTTCACCTATGCAAGCCATTAAGAACTTCTGTAATAACTGTGTTGGTGATATCCGTAGTGATATTACTAACTGTTCTGCTAAACAATGTTCCCTTTATATCTATCGTCCTTACCAGAAAGATGAAGAATGAGCAAAGAAGCAATGAAGCTGGCGCTGGAATGGCAACAAGCCCCTATTAAAACACAATGGGGCGATGACATGGTTGTGGCAAGTGTCGCCATCGACAACAACCACACGGTTAACCTGTATTGCGAGCGCGACCAAACACCAAAGGTTGATGCAATGTTTGCACAGCGCAAGCCGCTGACGGATGAGCAAGTAAATCTATTTATTAACGGTCGTGGTGATGAAGATGATGACGATTATGTCGAGCCTACTGGTGATGGCTTTGGTTTAACTGATGCCGATCTGGTGCGTCTTGTTCGTAGAGTCGAAGCCGCCCACGGCATTAAGGGGAACACATGAAACTCTACGAACTACCCCGTGACAGTTACTTTACTATTAAAGATGATGAAACAAAAGAAATGTTCTTCTTCAAACATATTGACGGTATGTACTCATACTGCCTTAATATGAAAAATGAAGTAATTCACTTTGCTGCATGGACTGAAGTTGAACATATCAAACCAGTAAAAACCTATGCAGGAGGTATTGCAAACCCAATACAAGCACACGCATGAGTAGCTGGCTTATAGTACTAACAGGATGTATCTACGCATACATCTCTGTTGAACAAACAATAAAAGGTAACATTGGCATGGGTATCTGTTATTTTGGCTATGCTGTAGGTAACATTGGTCTATGGAAAATGGCACAATGATCGGTCTACTAAGCATCTTTGTTGTCTACTATATTTGGTATCGAGTGAGTTTCAAATGAAAGAAGAAGCAATACAATTTGTAATGAAGTTTTACAAAATCAGTAGAGAACAAGCTATCGCTTTGTATCTTGATGAAATTGAAGCAGTCGAAAGACTTATTAAAGCAGGTGTAATAACATGAATCAATACTACGTTGTATCGTCCCTTAAAAACTTCTTTGTGTATGCTAATACAGAAGCAGAAGCTTACTACGAAGCTGATGCCTACTTAGGCTATACACCAGAACATCTTGAAGTATTCTTAGATGAGGTATTTGTATGACCGATGAAGAACTATATAAAGAATACATGTCAGATAGCACCACATACTGCTGTTATTGTGGTGTAGAACAACACTCTTTCGGTTGTTGCGGTGAAAACCACTTCGAAAGGTTCTCTGAAATGTCCCACACAGATCAACTCAACATTATTTACAACGATGATCGCCTACAAATTGTTCCGTAAACGTAAAGACGGTACCTATGGTCCTCTATTTATCAACCGTAAATTAAAAATTAATAAAAACCTGTGGCTAAAGGCAGAATCTCATCCAACAAAAGGTTTTGCTGTACGTCCCGGTTGGCACTGCTGTGCAAGGCCTTATGCACCACACCTGTCTAAGAAAGATCGTGTATGGTGTATTATTAAAATTGACAATTATACTGAACACCAACGTCCTGAATCGCAAGGAGGGTTGTGGTTTACTGCTAACAATATGAAGGTACTAGGAGAAATGTAATGGATGTAATTTTTGTAAAAGAAAATGAAGATGGTAGTGCTGTCTATACGTTTGATCTTAATGAAGAAGATAAGTTATCGCTACTACGCCTTGGTATTATGACTGCCATTAAAAATAGTATCGAAGAAGCTAAGAAGTATAGCCCTGAATATAAGGAAACAGATGAATAAACAAAGAACAGTATATCTCGCAGGTAGTATGGAAATGGTTACAAAAGAAGAAGCTACGGGTTGGCGTACTAAAGCTGAACTAGCCTTATGGCGTGCAGAAGTAAATACACTTAATCCATGCCGCCGTATTCATAACTTCGATAAACGATACATGAAACGTATTTTCGAACTAGACCTTCGAGATATACAAGAGTCTGATATTATCTTAGTTAACTTAGATAAACCAGAAGTAGCTAAACATGGTACTGCAATGGAAGTATTTTATGCTTCATATGTATTGCGTAAACCTGTTGTAGCTTTTAAGGCTGATGCCTCTATTATCCACCCATTCTTTGAATCACTTGTAACTGAATGGCGCTCTGATGTTGATAAAGCTTGTGACACTATTATCAGTGAGTACCTATAATGCCATATATCCACCAAGACGATCGTTTGTTAGTTGAACTTGACCCCACAAAATACGTAACAACACCCGGAGACTTAAACTACCAGATTACAATGTTGTGTATTGCATACATGAAAAGTAAAGGTAAATCCTACCAACACATTAACGATGTAGTAGGCGCATTAGAAGGTGCTAAGTTAGAATTCTACCGCCGTGTAGCTGCACCATATGAAGATATGAAGATTAAAGAAAACGGAGATGTATACTGATGGCACTACCTAAATATATTGATGACTACAAACCTTTTACCAAAAAACAAAAGGAAGACTTCTACGATAAAATGACCCCTAAATGGTCTAACGCTATGGCTAAACAATATCTTATTGATGCTGAAGAGGAAGAATATTACAAAGGGTTTAATGGAATAACAGGCGCGGATATCAATAACGCTATTAACCCCAAACACTACCAAGGTATTGTAGGTAACTACCAGTACATTGAGTGTATGGAATTTATTTTAGGTCAAGAAGGTCTTAAAGCCCACTTGAAAGGTCAAATTTACAAATATATGATGCGATTAGGAAAGAAAGATGCTGACCTACAAGAAATTCAAAAAGTAATCTGGTATAGTCGTTGCCTTGAAATCCTTCTTCGTGACGGTACTATTATTGGCAAACTAAATGAACTCAAATGAACCTTATCAAAACAGTTAAACGATGGGTTGCCGGAGATGATAAACTGTTTGACATCTATACATGCACTGTAGATGAAGTTGAACAGTTTACCAGTGACTCAGGTAAGTCAATGATCCGAATTAAAGTAGGAGATAAAGAGTTTTCAGGCTTATACAACAAATGGGTATATGAACACTTATGTGAGAACGAAGGTCAGCCTTCTTTTATTGTATTATGGCGCAGTAAAAATAAACCTTGGGTAGCATATGTCAAAGAGATCTGGCAAGACCATATTAAAGGAGAGTACCACACAGAAGTACCCGCCGAAACTAACACATACAGCTCAAGCGGTGAGTCATTTGTGTATCTTTGGGTATCCAAAAGTACAGACAGAAAGTACATTGGAAAGCACAAAGGAACAGTTGATGATGGATATATCGGATCAGGTGAAACGTTCCTTGAAGCCTACAACGAATGTCCACAAGACTTCAAACGAACTATCCTAGCCTACGGTACTGACGATGAAATGCATGAATTAGAAACAATGTTATTGTTACAATTAAGAGCACTTAAGTCAGATATGTACTATAATTTGAGCAATAACCTACGAAAGTAAATATGGCATACAACTTTAACCTTAAACTTGGTACTCAAAACTTTACAATAGAAGTAGATACTAAAGCTAAATACGGGTGCTTTGAACACGATACTTTAGGTGACAACTGTGGGGGTGGACTGTGGTTTGATGAAAATATTGTGCTACAAGATTATGATGGTGTCTTTGAGTTACCTTCTGAGGTAAAGAATATCCTTGTAATGTTTAATATGTGTGATAAGGATTTCTGATGAAACCAATGTTACTTCCTCGGGAAACTCCTGACTTAGATACATTACAATACCCTATTTACGTTACACCTAAACTAGATGGTATCCGTTGTTTGTTTAAGAATGGTGTTGCCCTATCACGTACCTTAAAACCTATCCCTAATAAACATATCCAGAAATGGGCTGCATTTTGGGGTGATGAACTAGAAGGTATGGATGGTGAACTTATTGTAGGGTCAGCTACATCACCTACTGTGTATAGAGACACTAACTCTTTTGTTATGGCTCATGATAAAGTAGGTGAGTTCTTTTTCTATCACTTTGATTGGTGGAATAAAACAAACAGTACATACACTGACAGGTATTGTAATACATATATTGCAGATGTACCACCTAATTACCGTAAAGTAATTGAGTATACTGCATCAACCAAAGAAGAGCTACTAAACTACGAAGAAGTATGCCTAGAAAAAGGTTATGAAGGTGTTATCCTACGTAACCCTAAAGGTGTGTACAAGTACGGTCGTTGTACCTTAAAAGAAGCTAATGCCTTTAAACTTAAAAGGTTTGAAGATGCGGAGGCTGTTATTATTGGCTTTGAAGAAGAAATGCACAATGGAAATACGGCAGAAGTCAATGAACTCGGAAGAACTAAACGTTCAACTGCATTATCTGGGATGTCTGGCAAAGGAACTCTCGGAGCTTTCATCTGCAAGACCACTGACAACATCGAATTTAAGGTGGGGTCGGGCTTTGACGCAGCAGATCGAGAGAACTTTTGGAAAAATAGATCAGATTTGCTTGGATATATTATTAAATACAAACACTTCCCCATTGGAGTAAAAGATAAACCACGACACCCTATCTTTTTAGGATTTAGAAATGCAATGGACATGTAATTGTGATGGATTCTGTACGGGTATGTGTAGGTATATCCGTATGGAAGAGCTAGTTAAGTCTTTGTTTGAAGACTTCTTAGATGTAACAGAAGAAAATGAACAAGGTAAAATGTTCCATCCTACTTTTATTACAACAGTAAGAACTTTAAAAATAGAACCTTTAAATAAATTAATGGCTGAATTAAAATCAACAGTAGTCGGTACCTAATACACATAACCTAAGGAAATGTATGCAACAGTATGCAGTGACAGTAGTTATTTATATGCACGCTCAAAACCCTAACGATGCAGAAACAGCTGCAGACATGATGATTGATCGTGAATTCTTATACGGTAGCCGTGGTGAAAGTGCCTCAGTAGTAGATGTAAGCGAAGTAAAATTTACAGAAGAAATCTAATGGATAAATACACACTATACACAACAGCAGAAGAATGTGCTGAAGTATCTCAAAACATTATGAAGGTACTACGCTTTGGGCTAAATACTTGCAGCCCTATTGATGGTGTAAGTAACAAACATAAACTAGCTGAAGAAGTAGGCCAACTGCAGTACTGCCTACACCGTATGAGCAGAGAGCTTGGGTTAGATAATGTAACTATTCAAGACTGTTATGATACCAAACTAACTACATGGAATAAATGGAAAGCATATTATGATCGTTGAACTAGGAGAAGACACTGTTGATATTACTGTTATCTTTGAACGACCAAAGAGTGACTACTTAAAAGAGCAGCTAGACTACATTCTGGATACTATCTCTGAATTAGAAGCTGACTATAACTTTGCAATGGAAGTACATGAAAACACAAACAGACTGGGATAACTTTTATCTAAGTATCTGCTCATTGATAGCCCAACAATCATACGCAGAAGACCGTAAAGTAGGTGCTATTATTGTCAAAGATGATAATATTATTTCATTTTCATACAACGGTACAGCAAGAGGAACTGACAATGATACCCAAACAAATCCTGTATTACATGCCGAGGCCCATGCTATTGCTAAGGTCAG